GTATTACCGGTAACTTTCGGAATGTATGCGCCTTCATAAGTACGGAATTGTTTGTCGTCTTCAAGCTGCGTTACTGCGCCAAAGAGACGTTTACCACGACCGGGCACACCAATAATCATATGATTATCAGGGATATACTGGGCAAGGTTGCCATCGTCACCCTCGTACACGCCATCATAAGCGTAGATTTCCAGATTAAGTGATTCAATATAACCAACTCGCAGCAATTCCGGTCTTACCAGCTTCGGCTGAATTCTCATCAGTGCTAAATTTTCACGGCTGGGCACCAACAAATATTTATAAAGCTGTTCGTTATTGAGCAGGTAGGATACTACATTCTGTGAACACAGGGCCACTGTAGGGATCATACCTGCGTTGCGGCGGATCTTCTGAGATGCGTCACCCATGACATCATAAATTTTAGCAGAAGCATTATCCCATGTGTCCGATCCGGACAGAGTTGTTTTATTGTCAAATTCAGAAAATGTAATCGTATCAACAACAACAGTTTCACCATCGTCGGCATAGCCTTTGCATTCATATTCACCGTTGATCAAAAGCTGTGCAGCCATCCACTCCTGACGACGGACGCAGGCATCCACCAATTCTGCCATGTCATAAGCGCGCAATTCTTGAGCACGTTCTGCCGGGGTGCGAGTGCTGTAGATATCTTCCCCAAAATCACGACGCTCAATATCAGACGCTTCGATAGTCCGTTTAGGACGCATCAGCGGGGCTTTATAAGACCTGATCTGCGAACCGTTACGGCTCATATTTACACCCTTGCTGCCCGGTACAACAAACGGCGCCATTCTACGACCGCCTTTGCGGCATTCCATATCCACGGTATTCGTCAAAAAGGTTTTAACCGCAGGGAAAAAAGTATCAATCAATGTCGTAGTCGGCGGATTGGTGCGCTCAATCGCCTGCAACAAAGTTCTGGTATCATCAATATTAATAGGCATTATCTTCATCCTCCTTATTTCACGCTGGTCAAATAGATATTGACCGCACGCAGTTCTTCTTCATGAGCGGTGGCATTATCAGATGTTTGTGCCACAATAAGTTTTTCACGATTAAATTGACCGCTGATATAAACTGTAGTAACAACGTCGGCCCCTGATAAAACAATGTCATTGGCAAGGATCACAGACGCTTTATCAGCTCCGCTTTCAGATGCTGTGTTATCTACAATCTCATATTTACCGCCAACTAAAGCTAACAATGTGCCTCGCTTATAGCTGGCCGTAACACCTTTCAGAGTTACGTTTTTAGTAAGTACCGGTACTGCTGTACCACCAATAAGCTCATCATAATGAGTTCCGTTCATGTTGGAAATCATTTCCATTATTTCGCACCTCCAAATTTACTATTCATTACCTTGGCCATCTTATCCAATGCTTTCGCATCTGCCGCCGCACTTACAGCAGCCTCATCGGCCGCAGGATTGGCAGCAACGCCATCAACACCGGAGCTTTTATTGTCGGCTACCATAGCGGCTACAACATTTTGCGCAGCATTGGCTACCACCTCTACTGGAGCAATATTTTTTACTGCTTCTACATAATTTTTTACTTCCTCAACAGTTTTTCCACTTTTCTTAGCCTCATTGATGATCGCGGTAATTGCGACATTTTGACCATCATCAAGTGCTTCTAAATCAAGTACACGTTGACGCTCTGCGGCCACTGCGGCTTCCACCGCTGCGGCATTATCAACAGCCGTCGCCGGAAGCGTATTATTTGCTTTAGTCTGGCCACAAGCATTAGCTGTTGTTTGTGTATCTTCCAACAGTTCCTGCAAACCTAAAGCA